CTGTACACTTTGACGTATCCAGTATTCCCCGTGCGTGTAGCCCCAAAAGCAAGTTTCATTCCGTCCGAATTTAACGAAACGGAAGTTCCAAGTCGTTCATTGTTGAATGAACCACTAAACACTGACCCCATTTGTACCCACGTAGACCCACTTAATTCGTATACCGTCACCTGACCAGAACTAAAGTATCCAAAATTGCTTGCTGGGTCGGCAAAGGGAGCTCCAATAGCAACTCTCGCTCCATCCGAAGATAAAGACACAGCGCGTCCGAAATTATCTCCATTGACGAGACCGACTATATCTGAACCAACTTGTGTCCAAGATGTCCCATCCCAATCAAACACTCGAACTATACCCTGACTACTCGAACCACCCGATCTTATTCCTACGGCGAGTCTTGACCCATCAGAAGATAATGACACACTCTCACCAGCATTATCAAACATAGTTGGACCATCAATATCATTACCCAATTGAGAAAATTCGTCGGGGATGATAGTTGTGGATCTAGTAGCATTTGGTCCAGTCTCTTCTTTCGCTAAGAATAATAACTCTTTCACGGGGTTTGTAAACTTTAACAGCGCAGATTTCTTAGATTCGTTAGGCTTAAATTGCATGGTCGATAACTGCTGCTGCGTTATGATATATTCCATGGGCCGCGTGAGTAAAAAGTTAATCTCGTCTCGAGTGATAAAGTAAAAGTCCGCGATGACAGACGCCTCGACGATGGACCCTGTATTCGTCTTTGTACGTACCATATTCCCGTTCACTTCTTCATAACTAAACGTTACGTCGTCATCCACGCCTTTAAACTTGATATGTATTTCGATTATTTGTCGAGTAATAGCGCATATAGGTATGGCCAGACTGGGATTTCTAAAAAAGTAAAACGGTAAGTTTAGATAAAACGTTTTCGGTCCACTTCCTCCAGCTCCGCTAAGAATCTGTAACTGGTTATTGTGTCCGTTCATATAATAAAGAGTCGTATTCGCATCATCTTTGTTACTGTGAAGTTGGTTGTACATGTCTATATAGTCACCTGTGAGTCGTTGAATAGTTTGACCACCTATCACTAGGTCGACGTACTGTATCACACTCGTAGACGGTGAAGCGTTATACAAGTCTCCGGGTAATACACTCGGTGCTGGTAAAGTCCCCAGGGTAAGTTTAAGTATCACGCTTCGAAGTAAATCCCCGACGTTATTCGGGATACGCGCTATGGCATTCCCACCCAGTGAAACATTTCCAGTAAGAGGAATACCGACTGCTTCTGTAGAAAACCGGGTGTGTCGTTTATAGATGGACGAAAAGTACGAAATTTTTGGTTCCCCGGTAAGCCATTGATCCTGGATACCAGTGACAGCAAGGCGTAAACGTCCGGCCATTCTTACTACATGTGAGTAAAATTTTATCAAATAAAAGAGTGCGGTATTGTAGATGGATTTACGTTTGAGAAAATTCAACCCTGGCAAAATGGCCGACGATAAGGTATGTGTATTCATAGGAAAACGTAATACGGGTAAGTCGACCCTCGTGACTGATATTCTGTGGTACAAGAAACATTTACCAGCGGGTATCGTTTTATCGGCTACTGAAGAAGGTAATCACTATTATCAGCAGTACATACCCGACCTCTTCATCTATGGTGACTATGACAGGGAGGCGATCGAGCGCGTGATGGACCGTCAAAGAAAACTCGTAGGTGCCGGTAAGACAAATTGCGGAGCCTTTCTCCTATTGGATGATTGCATGTACGACAACAAGTTTATGCGTGACACGTGTATTCGTCAATGTTTTATGAACGGTCGTCACTGGAAGATATTTTTTATGCTGACCATGCAATACTGCATGGATTTGCCTCCCGCACTTCGTGCAAACGTTGATTATGTTTTTGTCTTACGTGAGAATATCATCCAAAACCGAGAGAAGCTTTACAAATCATTCTTTGGTATCTTCCCATCGTTCGACATGTTCAATAAAGTCATGGATGCATGCACCGAGAATTATGAGTGCATCGTATTAGACAACACCAGTAAGAGTAATCGTATCGAGGATTGTGTATTTTGGTACAAGGCTAAGCTTCATAAGAACTTCAAAGTTGGGGCTCCGGAATATTGGCATGCGCATAAGAAGATGTTCAACCCCAAGAAAAGTACAGTGAACAGGATAGATCCCAAGGTTGCCAAGAAATCGGCTCTTAAGATTACCAAGACGAGATAATTTTGTATATTTACAGTAAGATGCCCACGCCTCGATCGTCGGGTACAGCCATGAACATAAACCAGGGAAACAGGAATGTCAATAACTACGTTTTCGCTAGGAATGTTATGAATATAAATTCAGTCGGCGCAGGTATGTTGGGTAAGCGAAGGCGTGTTCCGACAAATTATACACCCGTCTCCAGTAGTGCCAAACGAAAGGATTTAGAGATGGTAGCGAAAGTTGTTCGCGTGTCTAATACGAGAGCGACCATACAACTTCCTAAGCGTGTCATAAAAGAGCTACGTACGATAAACAATCTTTCAACTCTTAAAAGATGGGAGTACGGAGGAAAAATAGACTTTGTATCTGATGGAAACAGGGTTAAGTTTAACGTTCCAACACGATTTACATCGCAACAAAGGACGCAAGTAAGCGGGCACATCGTAGGATTGTTCAGTAATTCGTACATTTCGTATCATACACACCCGGGTATATCAACTGCCGGGGGTAATTCTCCCTTACCTTCGAGTACCCGCGAAGTGTATGTCACACTTCCGAGTGGAGCAGACCTTGAAGCGTACATTAAGGGGTATCCGGGAATGCAAGCAAATCTTATCGCAGATAGGCATGGGTATTACGTCATAGACATTATAGAGTCCGCGGAGAGGGGTCAGCGACCGGTTCCGGCTACCGTCAATAGACATATGGAATGGATTCGTCAGCAGTCTTTTTTCCGGTCTAGGGTATTCGGAGAAGATGGTACAGAATATTTTGCTACTACGTTAAGAGACTGGAAAGAGGCTATTAACGGAGAGATAAATCCGCACATGAAACGCATGTTTGGTATTTCCATTAAGTATTACACATATGACGAAGAGCCTGCTACGGTTACTGTGAGTCGCGTCGGGAATTCGACCGGGCGATAGAATCTTCTAGCTCATCAACCTCGTACCACGCGAAATGACATTCTTTAGAGTTTTTATCGGTCGAACATATTTCTTCGGCTTCCTCTATGGCTTCTTTGAATCGTAGATGAAGACGTAAATTTTCGGGTATTGGGGTTTTCGGTTTGGGTTTGACGGCTTTTTTCTCGTATATCTCGTTTAGAACATTCTTCCTGGTCTTTTCAAGTCTATATTTGTAGGAATCATTGGAAGAGTATGCTCGGATATACATATTATAATCGGGCGCTATTTTTTTAACTAGGGTTAAAGATTAGAACCGTAGATCACATATAATGGCGTACGATTCTCCCGAGTGCAACTTTCGATACAAGGTTTCTTCTTTGGAAAAGGTTGTTGATGGAGATACCATCGACGTCTGTATCGATCTCGGCTTCGATGTGTGTACTAAGCAACGTGTTCGTCTTCTGGGCATTGATACACCCGAATCCCGAACCTCTGATAAGGTTGAGAAGGTCTTTGGGCTCATGTCTAAGAAGAAGCTCAAGGATTGGTGCATGAAAGCCGTCGCCTCGGAAAAGGACGATATCGAGATCGAACTTCGTTGTCCCGAACGTGACTCGCGTGGAAAGTTTGGACGCATTCTCGCTGAGGTGTGGGTGTGCGAAGATGGACAGTGGACGAATGTGAATAAGTGGATGTGTGACGAAGGTTTTGCAGTCCCTTACGTGGGACAAAACAAGGCGGATGTTGAAAAGCTGCATATCGCGAACCGCAAGCGGCTCATGGATCATGTGAAAGAAAACGCGTTGTACCCAGCGATTCTGGATTCCGTAATTGGACCCGTTGACTAAATATAACACGTAGTATAAAAAAATCACCATTCGCCCTTGTAGCTTAGTTGGCAGAGCGTCGGTTTTGTAAGCCGGAGGTCGCGAGTTCGAATCTCGTCGAGGGCAGGGCTTGTAGTGAAATGGATATCACTCTGGACTTCTAATCCAGCATTCCGGGTTCGATCCCCGGCAAGTCTGATTATTCGTTATTAGCGGTTAGACGAAGAAGATTAATAATATCCAAAAAGTAATCCAAAGATGCGTTTACGAAATTGCCCCCATAGTTTCTCTGCAATATCATATTCGTATCATAGACAACGAAAAGTACAAATATTAATGTAAGAATCTTAGTGTAAGCTTTATTATTACGAGCGCGGTTTACAGAGGGTGTCCGGAATGCGTTAATGATCCGAGCGATCAATACCGCTAAAAGAGAGAAGAATAGCACGTTACCAAGGATGTTAAGCTTGAATCCCAGTTGCACTGTAATTACTCCCACGATAAACATAAGAATGAATATACCGATCACCTCGAGTAAAGCTTCTTGTAAGTTTGGTATGTTATGAAGGCTCATACCTCCGAGGAAAGATATGATGCTGAAAACAGCCACCTTTACGGGTATAGGTAAAGGTACTAAAGACATAAAAACGATTAAAATGAGCGAAGTTAATCCTAAGAATAATCTATTGGACTCTGCAACAGATTTCAAATTCATATTCCGGGTGGTCGCCTCGGCGGCTCTGTATGCGACAAATATTTGAAAAATAAGGTGTCCGAACACCGCCGCCATAAAAGGTACCTTCTTCTGTAAGTTACTCATTTATATTACATTACAAATTATTTTGGTCTACAGGTGGGACATCTATATCGCAAGGTTCGATGTTTGCAGAATTGACCCTCTACACAACAATAACACATCTCTTGAATTTCACCATGAATACATATAGGTCCTTTATTACACGTACTACATTGAAGGTATGTATTTCCATGGGGACACCATGGAATTATTTTATACATGAAAATTTTACAGTTTAAACCTTTATACCCTGCATGAAGGATGGTGTACCCGTTTTATAGCGCGCGAATGAAGCCTTATCGTTGATGTAATACTTGCGGTATGCGTCGATCACGTCTGGGCAATGATACGCCGCGGGCATACATTCCGGGATACCCTGAACAGAGTAGTAAGCTGTATCACTAATATGCTCATCAAAATGAGGGGGTACATTATCCTTGAGCCAACGCAAGTGTTCTTCACACGTGTGAATTTTACCATATCGCTTCGTGTATTCTTTTGAAAGAGCCAATCCAATATCACATGCGAACATGTAATTACGAAGACTGGAAGAGATCCACATCGTCATGGGGTGTTTCTTGTGTGCGGGTTTGTATCCACGTTGAGACCCATTTTTCGTATACGGCGCGTGTTCGCGAACGTAGGGTTCTTGATTGGCGTAGTACCATGCGGTATATAACATCTGAGCGATCTCTAACTGAATCTTGATAACATGTTGATCACAGGAAAGTTCTGCGATCTCCTCCGGAATCAACGAAAGGAAGAAAATATTCATCTCGCATTTTGTTAAATATCATCTCGACTTAAGTACACTTAAAAAATCTGAACGTAGTTATATTAATGCAGGCATTCGCAACTCTTCTGCTCACCCCAGCTAGCGCCTTACGTAAGCGTTTCAGGGGAAATAAAGCATCATTTCTCGCAGAACCACCCCCACCCCCTGATACGATCAAACCGTGGGAGTTTGGTGCATATTCCGTTAAAGCGACCGTCGAAGCTCGAGACGATGATGGTGTGATTGACAAGACCTTTATCGGGTATTCGCAACATATGAATATTACCGAACGCACGGCTAATGCATGCGATCGGTACAAAACGAGTGGAACGACATGTGGTGAACCTATAATGGTGATTAAAGGAGGCGAATGCGATGAAGTTATTTTCATGAAACTAAAAAATAGTGTGAATCTCATACGTTTACTCTCCCCCTGATTCGCTTTCAATGATGACCGGTGGCGCATTTAACCATTCGACCGGTTCTAAAAACTCTGACACAAATGCGTTATCTTTCACTTCTTTTACATGTATAATTCTACAGTCCTGAGGGGTGATGATTGGTTTCTTGGGAGGTTCGATTACGACAACTGGTTTACAGAATAAAGCAAGCATCTCTTATTTATTATGAAAATAATATACACATATATAAATGGCTATAGCCAATACGGTCATTGGTGTTGGTAATGTCGCAGGCCGCTGGTTAGCATTTTGGAATTTTTTGAAATCGCTATTTATTGGACTGATATTTTTCATAATAGGTATATTCCTTGTGCGTAAAAAGAACAAGTATTCCAAAAAGGTTACTGGTATAATAAAAAAAGCATCATGTTCCAGAATCAAGGAACGTAATAAACAAAAATGGGATTGCGAGTTTGAATATGAATATAAAGTAGACGGAAACTTGTATAGTGGTACTAAGACAAACAGGGGTAGTAAAAAATTTGTCGTAGGAGATACAGTTACCGTTTCATATAATCCACTGGATCCCGAAGATCATGATATAAATGTAGTGTCTGCATTTATGATAGGGGCGGTATTAGTGACGGTTGGAGTTCTCATCCCAGGTGTATCGGGTCTGATATGGATGTTTACTAGATCAACTAAAGGTGCGGGTACAGCATTTTTAGGAACCCAGGTAATTGGATCTATCCAGCCTAGACTACAGGCTAATAAATAATTATCACTAAATAGTATGGGGAAAAAGGGTCGTCGCGAAAAATTATCACCATGTTCATTTGAATCTGAGCTGTACGAGGAGTACGAACTTGAAATAAATATTCCGAGTACGGTTCCGAAAAATGATCATCAAAGAGATTATAACAGGGTTTTATATGGTATGAAACCAATGGTGTTTGCAGTTGGGCCAGCTGGTACAGGTAAGACTATGTTAGCATGTTATGCGGCTATACAGGGACTGAATGATGACTCATTTAAGAGAATTATATTGACGCGCCCCGCAGTTTCTGTAGAGGAAGATATCGGATATTTACCCGGAACACTTGAAGAGAAGATGGACCCATGGACTCGACCCATCATGGATATATTTGCAGAGTTTTATAGTCAAACACAAATTGCATCTATGATCAAAGAGAAGGTAATAGAAATATGTCCGTTAGCGTATATGCGTGGACGCACGTTCAAGAACTCTTTTATTATAGCTGACGAGATGCAGAATTCAACACCTAACCAAATGAAGATGTTACTCACACGTATAGGGGATGATAGCAAAATGGTAATAACGGGGGATCTTATGCAACATGATAGAAAATACGACGAAAATGGACTCAAAGATATTTACGAACGGATTAAGGATCGTGCACACAAACGAATAGAATGTATTACTTTCGAGCATAAAGATATTGAACGAAGTCCCATCGTGAAAGATATTTTAGATATTTATGGTGATTTAAAAAAATAATTAACAATATAGGTAATGTTATATGGCATAGGAATTTCAAAGGGTCTCGAAATGGAGAAGGTTTGTATCAGCGGAAAAAATCGCGTACTTTTCCGCGGCACTTCTGGTAAGGTTTCTATGCTGGATGCTAAGTGCCCGCATAGGGGAGCTAACTTATGCAACGGTCGCGTGAAAGGAGATCGGGTGCAATGCCCGTACCATGGCTGGGAATACGACACGAATGGAAAACTTGTCAAAGTACCATCCGCGCATAATATACCTACAGGTGGAAATATTGATTCGTATCCCGTGATTGAAGATGGAGGATTTATTTGGACCGCTAATAAAAATCAACCTCTTCCAACTCGATATTGTAAAGAACTAACCGATCCTAGTTGGGTTCAAGTGTATGGTTCAAAAGATTTAAAAGGTAACATTTACGATTGGATCTTGAACGCGACTGATATTTCACATATAAACTATGTTCATAATTTCGCCGATGAGGATAATGGAATTGTCACGAATCTTAAGGTCGAAACGATCGACGACTACGTAGACTGTTTCGCGGTCGTTCAATCCAAGGCTTCGTCTAAGTTTACGGAGCATATGCAACCTAAAAGCGGCGCACCTGTCCACAATAGATTCGTAAGTCCGGCAACATCTATCGTACGTATTAAATTGGCTGGTAAGTATGAGATTATCACGTTTAGTACTCTCGCTCCTATAGACGATGTGCATACTAAAATGTCGTGGTGCATGATGTACCCAAAAACACCTCTCATGAACAACCCGATAGTAAATAAACGTTTCCATGATAAAATGTATGAAACGGTCGCTCAAGATGAAGCTATAATTAAGGAGATTGAATGGGTTCCGATGTTTGTAAATGCTCCTTGTGATAAGTTTCAACTCGAGGCATTAAGACTACTCGAAAAGTAATCTGGCTATAGTATATATGAACGTTGTACAAGAATCATTTCTCAGGGGCTTGGGTATTTTTATTGGGACATTTTTTACGACTGGGTGGGCTATAAAAAGTAAATTGGGCAATGACGAACTTTACATGATTCTTGCTATAGTTGCGGGTGTAGTCGCTGCGCATTTCAAGTACAAGTGAAATGAGAAGCGAATATTGCTTACCTACTTCATGTGATAACACTTCACATGAATTAAAGAGCAGAACACGAACCACCTGTTTCTCTTTTTATGTGCTCTTCAGCTTCTTCCTCGTCATCTTTTAAACTATAAGCGTGTCTATGTATCCATAAATTACATATCCATTTTTCACCCGATTTAACGGGCATACCTGCGTGAAGTGCTTTATCGGTATGTAACCCCCAATCATTTAATGTATTAAATAATAATACGTCACCTTGATTCAATTTATAGACCCGGTTGAGAGTGGGAAACCCCGTACCTCCTCCAGTATAGTCATCATTAAGGGCAATGATAGCCGTGAATACTCGTGGGTTCTTTTCGTATTCAAATGCGTCATGATGAACCGAGTAAAACCCCCCTGGCTTGTATTTAAGAACCTGTAAATGTTCGGAATTTCTGAAGGGTCTATCAGTCATAGATATACATTTCTGCATAACATCTCTTACGAGTGGTGATTTATGTGGACTTAACCATGCAGTTTCACTTTTACGAATAGTGCGATCTACTTCCATATCCCACGAAACGGAAGATGGTTCTAAACGTTTAGACGCCATCTGTATTATCTTTTCGCATTGGTCACGTGTAAATACACCCTTTATAACCCTGGGTTCCTTGTACCTCGGTCTGAGAAATATGACCAATAGGACAACCGCTACGAGAATAAAGGCGATCATTTAATTATACTCAACATTATATTATGGGGAGTTCTGCATACATACCGCTTTCGAATTCGTTCAAGAACACCGTTTGTATATATAGTGAGTTCTTGTATTTCTGTTAGAATGTTGCTTTCTTCGTCCTTGTTTATGACATATTGTCGAAGTAGGTCCCCTACAGTGTCTATGTACATCTGTAATATATCCCTGATGTCGTGCAACTTTGCATTTGATTTATCTCGTCTCTGAAGCTCTTGTTTTAGTTTTTCTTCCGATATATCTTTTAATAAATAACGCATACGAAGGTGTCGATTATCTTCATAAATATACGCGTATCTGTATATTAACAGGTACTCTAAATGTATAACTTCCAATGAAACAAGTAAGATATTGGAGGACGCCTTTATATTTTTCAATTCATTGTGTGTAGGTCTACCACCGCATGGAATATCACCATGTTCTCTTGACCGCTTTTTGAACTCAAAATAATGAGGGTTGTGTATTCTACCCGTTTCTAACCTTCCAGTTCTCCAATCAAATGCTACATGACATTGTGTACACCACATTTGGCTACATCCCTCTATTTTGTAAATAGGCACATTACATTTTGGGCATGGTTTTGTATCCCGTTTAAGTAACTTGATGGTCTTCACGGTATCTTTGTTACATTTATGGTTTGGTTCTAATAGGCAATGACATTTTTCGCAAAATGTCTGCTTGCATATTCCACACTTCCAATCTTCGGAGAGAAACCCTCTACAATCCTCGGATGGACATTTTTGCGCTAATTTATGGTATGCATCTCCTTCTAAAGTGGGTTCGTTGGTTGTTAGCACGCGCAATGTTTCGTACACATGTATGATGTTTTCTCGTAATATTTCATCTAGATACGGTATAGCAGTTGATGGTATAGTGTTCGGGATTTTACGCATGTGAGTCAATATGTACACTAAGTACAGATACGATATTCGAAGACTACGTTTTTCGAGCTCTCGTTCTACGTAAGGTTGTGTTTCCGGCATGCGAGCTAATTCTCTTTGAAAAAGTATATTCTCTCTGTGTCGTCTATAATCTCTATTTCTAAAAATAGCAGAACAAAAACTGTCGACAAATTCTCTATTATACTCATGTTTACATTTCATGCAATGGGGTTCTTCCGTGGTATCGAGTAAATATCTTTGGTTACATGCACGACATGATGTTAAATCACAAAAAGGGCATTCAACCTTTTTGTGATTTGAGTTGTTTAATTTTTCACAACACACCTCACAACATTCCATTATATAAAGAGCAAGTATTTTCTTTAATACTTCTTTTTACTGGTCATACTTTTCATAAAGGACTTAATCCATGATTTACTCACGCGATTTTTCTTAGTAGCCGGCTTTTTCGATCTACTTTTACTGGCGGGTTTTGACGATTTGGTCATACCAGGCGTGGTCGCGGGTTTTGTAAGAAGTGGTTTTTTGTTATTATTACCATTACTGGGTTTGGGGGGAGATGGAGGCTTCGGGGGAGGGGGGAGTTTGGGGGGAAGAGGGGGTTTGCGGGTAATACCCGGTCTGATAGTGGTTTTGGTCATCTGCTTACCACCCTGTAAGACTTTTTTCGCGCGATTGATTGCGGCTTTTCTCTGACTGGCGGTAGTTTGGTTATTTCTAGGAGGGGTTCTTCGCGTGACCACTACGGGGGTACTGGCCGTTCTAGCCGCGGGTAGTTCTATACGCGGTGCCTTAATTCCAGTAAGGAATGGGTGCTTCAGTACCTTTTCGAAGGTTGGTAAATCCTTGTTTCTTGAATTATTCATTGCACCCCGTAACCTGAAATTTTTGATCTTATTCGACCTAAACCCAAGATAATCTTTTGTAAACAGGTTTCCGATGAAAACCTTCATACCGATACGAGGTCCATGGTCGGGCAACATCGGGGTTAGCCGAGCCGTTGAAGAGAGTTCGTTGTGTATACTGTTAAGAAAGAAGTGCAGGTCGTAATACTTATTAGAATTCCTGTGAATACCTATGTTAATGTATTGTTTCTTGTTCACGAGCGGATTGGGTATATTCGGAAAAGAAGAAAAACCGAAATCTATCATCACCAATTCTACACCACCGTTATCGATCGTGTACTTGAGATCACCGATTTCTATGGACAGGTTCTTCTTTGTGACGGGTCGAATAAGAACGTTATCCGTGTGTAAATCATGGTGACGGAAACTAGGAAACTTCTTATGTATCTTGTACAGGTTGTAACACACTTGCACGATGATCGACTTTAACTGAACGAGTGTAAGATCTCGACGAGTTCGTATATATTCTCGTAACGAAATACCATTTACATACTCGAAATACAGTATATCTTTCCGGACGTTCGGACCATTACCTTCTATGGGACACTTGATATACTTGTACACCTTTGGAATATCAAAATCCTTAAGCTTTCGGGCAATATTATATTCCATTTCAGCAAGTTCACCGATCTCGGGGTCATTTTTAGGGACTTTCATCTCTTTCAACGCGATAAACTTTCTAGACTTGCCCGTCAATTTAGCGCGACGTACATTACCGTACGCTCCAGACCGTTTCCACGTCTGATTAACGGCTATATGATTCATAGGTGAACATCCCTTGTTCCCCTCGAGAATTGTATCGATCCTCTTCTGAATACTAGTCATACTTTATGTATAGAAATAAAAATCTATTTTATAGATATACAATGCTGGCTATTGTAGCGCTCATACTGATTAACATACTCGTATTTAGGTCTATGACTTTTAAGAAACCTCAGAAGAAGGGGAAGGAAAAGTTTGAAGGTGCGCCTATAGGAGGTCAATGGACTGTTTATGGGTCTATGGGTTGTGGATGGACTCGTAAACAGCTCGACTATATGAAGAGCAAAGGTAAACCTTATACTTTTGTCGATTGCGACAAGAAGGGTTGCGACGACATAGATGGTTATCCGACGTTAATCCATTCTGATGGTCGTAAAATAGTTGGTTTCAACCAAGTTTAAATACCACCAAGAATCCTGAAAGAGATGGAGAGGAAAAGTGCGTCAAAGAACGAGTTAATCGGCTTAAGCACAGTTATGTGCTTGCTCAGCGAATTGTTCCAAGTGAATCGCAAAATAAACGTACTGATGAGAACAACAAGTACGAAGACGAGGATCTCGACAATAGCTTCACGCTCGGTCTTGGCTTTCATAACTTCTTTAATCATTTTATTATGTAAGGATATTTTTTTCTCACATAATGTAATGACAAAATCACCCCCAACGAGTGGTTCTGAGCATACCTTTACCATGAAAAGGTGGGGTGGTAAACGTGGTAAAGGTAATAATAACTGTTATGCATATGCTGTGCATGATTATCAGAGATATCGTGGGTGGAAGAGTCAGCCTGGTGAACGGGCTAATCTTAAGGCGAGTGGTAAATATGTATCATGTGGAAAACTCCCAAAATTAGTTGTCGCGGATAATCCTAAAAAGGTATATATCGTGAAGGGTGGAACGCGTTGTAAACCCGATTACTACAAGGTTATGATGTTTATTTCGACATGTAAAAAGAATAACTATTTATGCCAGGGTGACTTCCATTTTTATAAACAGCATAGTAAGACCGAATATAAAATAAAGAAGGGGGATACACATGAAAGTATTGCTAAATTCTTTAGGGTACCCGTGTCCCGAGTTAAAAAGGCTGCTGTAATACTGAAACCTGGTAGAGTCATAACTTTTAAAGCTGAATTCTTTAGTCATAAACGTGGGTGGGCTACCGGTCCGCTTGTTGTTGGTGCTAGAGGAAAATTGATCACGGATCCTAGACGAATTTCTAGAGACTATCCGGGTTTAAATTATGATAAGTATTGTAGCTCATTCTGTGTTAAGAACAAGGGGATCAAGGTTGGACATACTCACCCCAAAATCCGTAAGTAAACTTTCCAGCTCAGCCGTGTCTTCTATATCAAAAAATGCGTCAAGTGTATCGAAAATGAACTGATCTTCTTCGATGTCTTGAACAACCGTCGAATCGTTTATCATGTTTCTGATGGTTATAGTAACTTGAAAATTACTACCGTCAAAAATTTTCCTGCATACGGGACATGTTTGTTTTCCACGTGCTTTCCAATCCTCTATACAGTGTTGGTGAAACAAGTGACCACATCTAAGTGGGACATTTTGCCTTGTTGCCCTCACTGGATTGAGACAAATTGCACATGTTTGTGAAGAATCTGTTTCGGCCATATAATGGTTATGAGTTTATTTTTATCATTTTAACTCAGTTGATATTAGAAAGGTTGAGAGAAGAGTCGGACATACCACAAGGGGTGCCGTCATCTTGGGGAGGGATATCCTTATGAAGAGCGGGTCCCTTCTCTTGAAGGAGTTTGCGGAACGAGTAGTTATCTTCAAACTTTATACCGTTCTGGGTCTTGATAAAGTTATCATATAGCTTGGATGAGTTGTTGATAGTGAAAGACCTGCCGTCAGCCATGCCAAGTCTCTGCGACATTGTTTATATTACAATCAGAAATTAATTTGTCTATTCGTGATAGTGTTCGTCCATGAGTCGAACCCCAGTGATTTAATTTTTTCTATCGACTCTTCTACATTGTATCCAAAGTACTCGTTGAATTCGTCTGGTACAGGAATTTTTGATACCCTGATAGACGGACAGTCGTTGATGTGTTGGTTGATGATGTTGTATGCGAAAGCGATTTCTTTGAGCGTCTCAGCTCCTGTAATAATGATCTTCCCCGTCCCAAAGATACTGGTGGTGATTTCCTTCATATCTTCCGCTGGCTTAAATTTCACTTTCACAGCTGAATACCTATCAGGTTCAAAAGAAACTTTGAATACATCCGAGTACTTCTCAAAGTGTTCGGTTGTTTTCATGAGGTTAATGTTGTAATTGAGAGAGAAGTTGCTGTTGATCATGACGACTCTGAATGTATCGGCTGGTGGTACAATATCCTCGTCAAAGCATTGTAGAATATACACCAGGCACGAAATAATGTACTTGCAGTTGAAAATATCTTCACAGCCAGCGACTTGAATACTTCCATTGGGGAATATCTTGATCGACTTGATACTGTGACCATCGTCATATGTGAGCGTAATTTGATTGTAAAATGTAGTTGGTTTTAGAGACCAAACAACCGCTTGATTATCTTCCTTCTCTCGATGCAATCGAACTTCACCCAACTCTTCAAACATTGTTCTAATCTCGTCAACCTTAATAGGCTTCGAAAAAGATGATATCATGGTGATGGTAGTGAGCTTAATTCGAGATGGACGAATATGCTCTGGGCATTTCTGTCTGAACTCATCCTGTGTGAGTAAGTATGAAAATGTCGTGTTCGCAATTGATGAGAACATTTTACTTAAAAAGTGTTTTAAGTTGATACGACTTAAGTTAAAAATAAAATCCATGACAAATAAAATGCCGTGTCAGTTTTGTAAAAAGAAGTGCGGTGTTCCGATGCAATGCAAATACTGTGAGGGTGAGTTCTGTATTAAATGTTTTAGATTAGAAGCACACAATTGCATCGGTATTGAAATAAAAAAGAAAGAGCAGTTAAAGGATTTAGAGAAGAAACTAGATTTTAAGCCAGAGTGTAAATATGCCTTTTTACGTTAAAGAGGCGCGCGCTTTTATAAGCGACGCTACAAACATTCCTCGTGTGGAGGTTAAATATTCTCGATACAGAGAAGGGGAAGGATATATAAACGAAGCGACCTGTTTTGATACCATACCCATAGGAAGTTGGAAAGAAATACAGTTTGCGCATGGTTCTACTTCTTTCCAAGAATTTTTAGAAACGATGGTAGTGAATACGATTGACGTAGTTAGATATGCTGCATTAATCGTATTGGAAGATTCTATGTGTGAAAATGAAAACGTTCATTCCATAATCCGTATTGTAAACTCGATCAAAATAATAGATCCAACGTTTACGCCTCCACGTATAAATAAGAGATGTGTATGGCAGATAAACTACCTTAAAACTTTTTGCGAAGTGACGTTTCCATTAGTAATACGTACGTGTGAAAACCGTATACGCGTCGAAAAACTTTTTAACGTTTTAAAGACGATATCAGAAGAATTATAGCTATCGCCCCTAACATGGTAACCGTATTTAATCTCTTAATCCCATTCTTAACTTTTTGTACCGTATTTTCTGGTTTAGGAGATGGGTCCACACCCAGATCGATATTTCTTCCTGGAAGAAGTGGTCGGCCTATATCATCGCACCCTAACGACCTATTAGGCCTGCACATATCAATGGTCTTATCACCAGATGTTATCCCATAATCGCATATAACCCTTTCCTCATCAGTCTTAAACTCACCTTCATCGGGAGTTTCAAATTTTTGAAAAGGGTAAGGTCGTCTGCTAACACCAGGTAAAGAAAAGTCTCTCTGGACAAATGGATTGATATCGTCGATAGTATCTTGGTCACTGAGACGAAACTTGCTCATTTCTATTACTATCAGGAGATATATTTTTTATGAGTCATCTTTTTACCGTGTTCGAGCCACATCTTGTCCAGATCTACATCTAACATGTGGGCGAGCTGGAACAAATACGAAAACACGTCACCCATCTCCATCATGATGTCTACACCCTTATCCTTTTTCATATTCGATTTTTTAAAGGTCTTCTTAGATTGACGAATGGCAGAAGCAAGTTCTCCGAATTCTTCGGACAACAAGAGCCAAACAGTATTTATTTCAGCTCTATCCCAGCCTTTCGATTTGCATATCTTTTCGGTTTCAGATTTATAGTAATTTAACGACATTTTTACTTACTCATACGACGTTTCAATCCTTTATACGCCTATTTTGTCACTCTTGTCCATTTTCATTCCGTAAGTGCTGGTATTGGCGGGGGGTTCGGGAGGTACTACCAGCGTGTCTATATCACGTATGTAGCCAAGATATTGAGATACCCCTGACCGAACCTGACCCACGGCTGTTTTAATTACCAGGGCGTTCATGAACTTAACTTGTTCGTTTACATTTGTAGCATGATTACCTGCGTTGTTGATGAATACTACGCGCATGATTGCGTAGAGGTCGTTAGCATTTTGGTAATCGATAGACATGCCCGTATTGTTTTTGAACGTCTGTCGTATGGCTCTCTGGAGTAAATTTGTGTTAAACTCCGAGAAGAAGAGTGTGTTCAAGGGAGTCTGAGTCTGTTTTATGGAGTTCAGGTTAAGGTTATCCATTTAATATAGTCCAGGAAAAAAAGTATATGTAAATTATAAATGATAGCTGCTGCTGATTTTGACGAAGCTTACAACACCAAACCCCCCAACCCAGAGAAGCCTCCTTGCAAATCCCCCGAATGTTTCGTCGCATCTTACCCCCCGGTATCTAAGCTGGGCGAAGCTGGTCCTTTTTTTGTAAATTCCAATTACCTTCAACCGAATCGCCGTGCTGAAACAGCCGGTCCCGTCCCTGTTCGTAGCAAAGATTTCAAAGGTAATTAAAAAATAGGCATGTATTATTAATATCATGCGAGTCATTAAACGGTCCGGTCATGTTGAAGACGTCAAGTTTGATAAGGTCACCAACAGGATCTCCAAATTGCGATACGGATTGTCTGATAAAGTAGATGCTTCACTCATCGCGAAGCAAGTTTTTTCGTCAATGTACGACAACATTACCACACACGAGATAGATACACTATCCGCTGAGATATGCATCGGTATGGTGACGAGTGACCCAGATTATGAAGTACTTGCTACCCGTATCGTGGCGAGTAATATCCAGAAGACGGCCCCAAAGACGTTCCACGATGCTATGTCTGAACTGCATTTTGCTAACATCGTGACGAAGGAAGTTATGGACGTAGCCGCGGATGTACAAAGATTCATTTCTCCAGAACGTGATTTTGACTTTGGGTACTTTGGTATCAAAACCCTAGAAAAGGGATATCTTCAGAGAGTCAACGGTAAAATCGTAGAAACGCCGCAGTATTTGCTTATGCGCGTGTCTATAGGTATTCACGGCGATGATATTGATTCGGTTGTAAAAACCTACGAGTCCATGTCTTGTGGTCACTTCATTCATGCAACCCCGACTCTTTTCAATGCCGGAACGCATAGACCACAGATGTCTTCATGCTTTCTCACCGCTAACAAGGCTGATTCCATCGACGGTATTTACGACACTCTCAAGGAGTGTGCCCAAATCTCGAAATGGGCCGGTGGGATAGGGCTCCATGTTCACAATGTGAGGGCTAATAACTCGGTCATCAGGGGAACGAATGGAAAGTCTGATGGTATTATTCCCATGCTTCGCGTGTTCAACGCGACTGCCCGATATGTCAATCAAGCGGGTCGTAGAAAGGGGTCTTTCGCCATGTACATCGAGCCGTGGCACGCAGACATCCTTGATTTTCTGGATATTCGGTTGAACCAGGGTGACGAGGAGGCTCGTTGTCGAGACCTGTTTAGTGCTTTGTGGATTCCCGATCTATTCATGAAGCGAGTCGAAGAAGGTGGGAACTGGTCTCTGTTCTGCCCCGACAAGGCTCGGGGTCTGTCTGATGTGTATGGCGATGAGTTCGAAAAGCTATACACAAAATACGAAGAAGAAGGTCTCGCGAACGAGGTTATTCCAGCCTCCGATATCTGGAAGGCGATCATCAAGTCGCAGAGTGAGACTGGAACGCCTTATATGCTTTACAAGGATGCATGTAACAAGAAGAGCAATCAAAAGAACCTCGGCACGATTAAGTCTTCTAACCTTTGTAGTGAAATTATCGAATATTCGGACAAAGACGAAACCGCCGTGTGTAACCTAGCATCTATCTCACTCCCTTCATGTGTGAAGAAAGATGGAACGTTTGATTACGAAAAGCTACACACTATTTCCAAGACGCTCACGTATAACCTCAATAGGGTCATTGACCGTAATTTTTATCCTACGGAAAACACGAAACGTTCCAATTTTAGGCATCGACCGATCGGTATTGGTGTTCAGGGATTGGCAGACGCCTTCATTCTTTGTGGATATGCATTCGGAGATGAAGAATCTCGTAAGATGAATGCGTATATTTTTGAGACTATGTATCACGGTGCACTCGAAGCGAGCTGCGAAGTTGCAGAAAAGCGGGGTGCTTACGAGTCTTTCGAGGGAAGTCCCATCAGTAAGGGTATTTTGCAGTTTGATATGTGGAACCGTGAACCTATTCACAGCGGACTATATGATTGGGACGCCATGCGCGAGCGTGTGAAGAAGGGAGTCGCCAACAGTCTACTCCTCGCTCCCATGCCGACGGCGAGTACTTCCCAGATTTTGGGCAATAACGAGTGTTTCGAACCTTACACCACAAACATTTATCTCCGTCGCACACTCGCCGGTGAATTCGTGGTCGTAAATAAGCACCTCGTAAAAGCTCTTCAAAAGGTAGGCCTGTGGTCGAAAGAAATGAAGGACCTCATGATCAAGGCGGGTGGATCTATTCAGAACATTACTGATATTCCCGACGATATCAAGCGTCTTTACAAGACTGTATGGGAAATTAGTCAGAAGGTTATTATTGATATGGCGGCTGATAGAGGTGTATATGTTGATCAGAGTCAGAGTATGAACCTATTTGTTGAGAACCCCACCCTGTCCAAACTATCCTCTATGCATATGTACGCATGGAAAAGTGAGTTGAAGACCGGGATGTACTACTTACGAAGTAAAGCAAAGGCTCGACCAATCCAGTTTAGTCTCGAAGCTGAATGTACAGCTTGTTCAGCTTAAAGTTTTAGACGTATAATCAAGTATTATGGCAAAATTTCATACCCTCATCGATAATTTGGATATCCTTGAATATGATGGGCGGAAGATCTCTTTCAGTACGAAAGATGGTAAACCTGTCCGTATTCAAATTCCCAGGATGTATATGCCTTTCGGTATTTCCGGTTTTACACCACCCGTGGGTAACACCAAATGGAATGTCGACTTTTCTATGAAAGGATACGATGAAGAGGGTAACTACGTGAAAGCGTTTTATGATATACTACAAAAGGCTGAACAGCTAATCATAGAGGAGGTGAGTAAACAGAGTGAAAAAATATTTCACAAACACATGCCCGTCGAGGTTTTGAAACCTATGTTCAATTCAAATTTGAAACATTCACCGGATAGGGAACCCAAGTTTAGAATCAAGGTTGATACGACGACTGACGGTATGATCAAACCAGGTATTTTTAACAGCGATCGTGAGCATATGAAAGATGCCCCAACTGATAAATTATATGCGCGAAATTCGGGGGTGGCGATCGTAGAGATGTGCAGTGTATACTTTTTGAACCGACAATTCGGGGTCACCTGGAAGTTGCATCAACTTGTTGTGCATGAGCCACAACAACTTAAGGGTTTCCAATTCGTTTTAGACTAATTACTTACTCTCTAAGAGTAAACTATATATGAACTGAGCTTCTTTCAATAATTTTCCTTTTAAAACGCTATACTTATTTGGGTCAAGCTTGAGCTTGATTTTTGCTACACGGACAGCTTCATCCCATTTAGCAAGAGTCATCCTTTACTATTTACTTCATTTTTTTTATGAGCGTCTTGTACTTCTTGGTACCCTTCTTGGGGGCAAGCTTGAAGTCACCCTTCTTCGCGGGCTTGAAAACCTTGACCATGGCGGAAGCACCCTCCTTCTTCATGCGCTTCTTGGCGGCAGCGACGGCAGCCTTGCTCTTGATGTTACCATACTTATCCTGAACGAGATCCTTCTTCACAAGACCGCCGGGCGTGTGCTTGGCGGTACCGTGGAAAACTTCGGCGCGAGAACCTTCGGCAGTAGCGTACATTATTATATACTATATCACTGGAAAATTTTCCTGATGGCGTCGATGGATTTTTCATATTTTACCGGAATCTGGTATCCAATTCGTTCATCGTTAAGAACTTCTGCACACACCTGAGCTTTGTGACCTTGGAGCGCCATCATAGCGAGATCGACACTTCGCACCGTGGGCGTGTCGCTGTAGAGGTATTTCTTCACGAAGACTTCTCGAGTTTGGCCTGTTCGGTGACATCTCCCAATGGCTTGAAGTTCCGTAGCAGGGTTCCAAGACGGCGCCATGATGTATACACGACTCGCGCATTGGATGTTGAGTCCTACACCGCCGCACTTGATCTGCACGATGAGAACACTTCCATCCGGAGCCGCCTTGAACTGTTCGAGACGAGCATGACGCTCATCTTTCTCGACCAATCCATCGATCCTGAAAACGCGGTCCCTGAATACATGCTCGAGGTGATCCATTTCACCGCGGAATTGGCAAAAGATCACAGCCTTTTCCTCTGGATGTTGAGAGATATCATCTTTCAGAGTATCGATCTTCTTCGTACTGTGTTGCCATATGATTCGTTCGACACCCTGTTTCTTGGTCATTCCATCGAGGTAGAGCTGAGGCCACGTCATAGTCTGACGCACACGGAGAAGGCACTCCAGAATCTGCATAGTCCTTGAACTGATGGAGATGGCCACATTTTTGAGTTCACTGATGAATTCCTGTGACTCGAAGAATGCCTGTTCATAGATGCGGCGCTCTTCATCATACATCTGGAGTTCCACGTTCTCAAAGTGACAGTGTGGAAGCTTTCCAACACTATCAGCTTTGGTGCGTCGAAGGATATAGATATCCTTGATCTCGTCGTACATAGCCTGCACGAGATCCTGAGAAAATCCCAAGAACATACAAAGCGACACGAAATCCTCCATCGAGTTAAATACTGGAGTGCCCGTAGCGAGCCAGCGAATATCCGCGTCGAGTTTGTAGATGGCTTTAAAAGTCTCAGACTTGCGATTGCGAATCTCGTGGGCTTCGTCAAGAACGACGCGATCCCATTTGACCGCGTGGAGAATAGTCTTCTTGTTGTAGACAAGACTGTAAGGACACAGTACAATGTCTACCTTCTTGAGATCTTCGACGTTTGTCGTGCGATTGGGTCCGTCGTAAACGTGAGTAGAGAGACCTGGTGCAAATTTGGAAATCTCTGTACTCCATTGGGTGACGATTGTTTTGGGCACCACGATCAGTGTGCGGGGCTTGGGGTTCTTGAGCATGGTCGCGATGATCTGGATCGTCTTACCGACCCCCATCTCGTCGCACAAGAATCCACCTTTGGGACCGGAGGTCTGGTGTTCCATATCATGCATCCACTTGACGCCGTCCACCTGGTAGGGAGCGTGAAGCGTGCCGTTGAGAGTGTACTTGTTCATGCTTGTTGGTTGTTTGTTTGATATAAATGCAGTTATTCATCCTCTGACTTAGGTGTCTTATACGATTGTAACGAAAAAACAGCCATAAGAATGTAAAACACCGTGAGAGCTACCTCGGTTTCGACAAACACTTCAAGCAATGATTTCACATACTCAATAGATGGATCTGTGTTATTATAATAATCTACTACGTAGGGTACTACACGAGTTATTCTCGTTTGTCTATTTGTTTTAATGAGGCGTGTAGTTCGCCTGCCTATGACCGTGCTCACGCGAACTAAACGCCCCACTCCACTCCGACTTTTTAACATACTTATTAATCACTGTGATAATCGTCGTCTGGATCAGACGCTACTTCACAAACATGTACTTTCTCTTTTAATACACGTTTCTTCTTCTCTTTTGGTTTCGGAAGTTCGTCGATGTGTTGTCGATAATAGACTACTTTATCCCAAAATTCCTTCATCACGGGGAAATAGGTCGCCCACCATTCACGATCTCTCTTGACGTTGACCACATCAAACTCCTCTGGTTTTGGCCAATTAGTAGCCGCAGGTTTGTACTGGATAAAATCCGCCTCCTCGAGATCTAAAATCTCCATACACATTTGGAGCTGAGGCATATAATGACCCGGAACTTCACCCGGAATAATAGCTCTTTGTGGAGGACACTTAATTTCAACGAGTTTACCCGACTCACTCACACCATCAGGGCTTCCACCTAAAAATTTATGTACCGGATGAGGACATAAACCTATCTCATGAACAACTTCATTGTGACGCTGTTCGTATAGGATACGGGCTTCATCTTCATACAATTCTCCGTGGCGTGTAGCTGCATTCCCCGTGAACTTTTCCCCTAATCCACACTTTTTCAAAAGTAGATCATCGGGTGTAGAATATGGACACTTTCCAATAGCTGTCGCTGCATCACTTGCCGTGAGCATGTTTCCTCTTAAACTTAGCCACTCCTCGGACTTCTGGGGTGCATACTCCCTCTCGATCAACGCTTTCACTGTCGGATGCATTAGTTAATTTACCCTCCAAATGTTTAAGTACCGTACGAATATGTCTCTGAGAATATACTTCTCTTTTTTGCTTTTTATCGTTCTTGGTAACTCGCTTTTTCGGAGTAAAGTCCTCCCCCTTCATTGTTGAATGTATCCGTTGTTTTGATGGTTTGACTTAGGTGGATAAAAGAATGCGCGAGCAGCATTTTGTTCCGCCTGCTTTTTACTCTTTGCAAAGCCATATCCCATGCATACACCATCTACAAAAACAGCTATGTGGAATATTCCATTTTCATGAGAGGCTATATTATACACGGGAAGACTGAGCCCATTTGATTGACAGTATCTCATCAGATGATCCTTAAAATTATCGTCAACCATGATCGACTGGAGATTCACGTAAGTAGGGTCATTGTAAATGCGCAAGATGAATTCTTTTGCGTGCAGTAAACCTAGATCCATGTAGATGGCGCCAATAAGAGCCTCGAATACATCTTCGAGAATCTTAGGATTATGTATCCATTGATTACGCATACCCTTTTCGTCCATCCGGATCCATTTATACAGTTCAAGCGTGGATGCAATTCTAGCGAGTGTTTCACCGCGCACGAGTTTTGTTCGTGCTTTTGTTAAAAAGCCTTCCTGTCTATTTTCGTATTTATCATATAAGAATTTAGTGATCACAAAACCGAGTACGGAGTCACCAATAAATTCCAAAGTTTCAAAAGAACCATTTAACGTTTCGTCCTCTTTTAGGGCGCTTTTATGTGTAAATGCTTTTTGGTACAAATCTATGTTAGATATTTTTGTACCAACAAGGTTTTCAACTGAGACCTTATCGATCATGTTTTATATGTTATGTGTTTATTTTTTTAAGTAGATGATTTAGGCCTCGACCTTGGTGTAATGAGGGCTGAGGTACTTCTGAAGGTTGAGGAAAGTGACCTGAACGTCGGCGGGGGGCTTGAGAAGATCACGAAGCTTCTGGTCGAGGACGAGAACGCGACCGTTGTCGGGGTGCTTAAGACCGTTGGCCTTAACGTACTCGTTGATAGACTTAGTTACAGTGCTGCGAGAGACGAGCTGACCCTCGGGAAGACCCAGGAAAGTACGGAGCTCCTCGGAGATCTTCTGCTCGCGGTTAAAACCGTTGTTCTTGGCGCGCTTAGCAGACTTCTCGCCGTTGGGATCGTCGAGCTTAGCCTTAATCTTTCTGACGATTTTGGTGAGCGACTTAAGTTCATTACGGAGAGCGGTAATCTCAGCGAGGCATTCGTTACGGTTGCACGCGGTATCAGTAGACATTATGTATTAGATAAGCCGTTCGTCTTTAAGTGTGTTGATATCATCAGCAAACGATTGTTTGATGTATAAAAATATTGATCTATATTAATGGACGTAAAATTATACTCTAAACAAACGATCGATCGTTTCAGGAGTGAAAATTTATTTTTCAGGGATGCGAAATTGAAAAAATATTTCGACAGGAATGAGGCGAGGGATTTGGGTAAATTTAGGAAGAGGATGCGCGATACATATGGATCTAAATCCTTTGAAAAGTTCGTGTACGTGTTCGTGACGGATGCATGCCGTGACATAATTTTGAATACGATAGGAGAAATCAGCGAATATATGAAAACGATGGGGGATCTTATCGTAAGTGGTGGAGAAGCGTTTAATATGTACATGCCTTACAATGAACGAATTATCACGAGTGATATAGATGCTAAATTTGTACCCAGAATTGCATACGATGCAAAATATTTCGGTAAACTCCAAGCCGTTAAACTGATTTTATGGGATAAATTGGGGGAGGTTGCTCAAAAGTTAAATCAGAGAGTAAAGACGCGAATAATGTCCATGGATAAGAAAATCATTAAATTTTTGGGTATAGGATTTAAACAGAAGGGTGCATTTGTTACCAGACGATATACTCTCATAAAAAAGAAAAAGACGCGAGCCAATAACAAACCCGGGAAAGGTGATATTTTTATAGATGTGGAGTTATTTGCATTAGATTTAAATCTACGATTCTTTTCACCAGAAAAGGGGAGGATTGAAGACGTCACACTGGGTGGATTTTTGGACATACCTTTTATGCGTCCTCGTGAATTTGGATACGATGTTATACGAACTCTCCGTAAAGGTATCACATACAGGAACGTTGCAACCAATAAGATGATAGTAAATAAAAAGGTATTTGCTGCAAGTAAAGAATTTTTGATAGACGATATCTATCTCATGCACACTTTGAAACTCCGTCCAGAGAAGAAAGAAAAGGATAGACAAAGACTTATACGATTGGCGAGGTTATTCGATAAAAGAATTAAGTTATCAGACACGATTGAATCGGTTGTTAAGCGTCTTCGACCTAAATTAAAAAGAAATCGTCCTACCAGGGCGCCTGTACACAGGAAAGTGTCTATTTCCAAAGCCATGAAAGTTGATCCATATAAATACAAGAAGTTTACAACTCAGCCAGCCGCCGATCGCCTTTCTAAAAAGATTGTTCATGGATTAAACCCAGTAACCAAGAATAACATAGTAGAAGGATACGAGCGTTCAAATGGTAACCAACGGTTTAATTTACAAAATTTAAAGTGGAAAAGGGCTAATAACAATGCATACGTTAAAAATGAATTTGCATTAAGACCCGTTAACGCTAAACCTATCCCAAAGAATCTAAACGTTCAGCAGACATTATATGGGTTTAAACCTAGACGAGATGGTTGGGTGCCCAAACCATTATTACAACGTTCAGCAGCAATACCATTTATAGGTTTAAAGAAATGATACGTATATCATGTATAAAATGATTTACGATACCCCTACCAAGGGAGAAGATGGCCTTTATCACGTCCGTGCTTTTACCGATGAGCGTAAGCGTGTATTTGTTCAGCTCAACGATGTACGCATCGTAGAGACCGCTGAACAGGATCTCACGTTTGAACCCGCTGACTTCTCTAAGATTGATGATATTCACGCGGTTAATGTTCAGAACGCCATTGAAAATGGTGAGACTTGGTTTGGTCGTAAGCTAGCTGATAAGACTATTAAGTCTGCTTACATCAGGGATGATACTCTCTCAGCCGAACTTATTCCTAATACTAAGGTATTTAGTTATGACAAGGAGCCGGTAGAATTTGGGGCAGTTGAGGCTGGATCTCAATGTTCCATCATCGTAGAATTTTCCGGTCTTTGGTTTGCTAAGAAGGCATTCGGTCCAGCATGGAATATTGTTCAGGTCAGGCTAGCTAAGCCTGACGATCCCGATCAGGAGACTTTCGATGAAACTTATCCAGACGACTATATGTTCGAGGATGACCAATAAAAAAATTTATATACAGTATATAACAAACGATGTTACGTAAGTTGTCTAAGTCGCCTTACTTCCGCATGTTCCTTCTCTTAGCTTTCGCCGTGGCTTTCGCCGTTCTCGCGGAAAGATTAAGCCGTCCGGAAAAATACACGTCCAGCTACGCGACCATCGAAACTCCCCCCGTCGGTCCTTCCCCCAAGGGTGGTTCCGCGATGAAGGCGGGTACAGGTCTCGCTTCTTCTCTTCTCCCCCGTGAGGTAGCTTCCCAGGAGGAATTTGGTGAGTTCGCGCCCGAGGATATCCTCGCTGGTCAGAACTTCCTCGAACCTCGCCAACAGATTGGTATTCCTGAGACTACCGGTGGCGCTTTACGCAACGCCAACCAGAACATACGTGCCGAGCCCCCCAATCCCAAGGAGGCTTTTACGTGGAATAATTCTACCATTGCGCCTGACTCCATGCAGCGCCCCCTTGTCTAAAATAACTTAAAGGTTAATACAATACTTAAAGTATAATATGTCTAACATCCCAGCCGACGATCTTACAAACAGCGTCTCTAAACTGGTTGAATTGAATCAGCAGATTAAAGAAGCTCGATCTGATATTAAAGTCCTTTCTCAAGCAGAAAAGGCACTTAAGTTGCACATCAAAAAACTGATGGTAGATAACGGTCTCGACGTCATCAATACCAAGACTGGTAAAATCACGGTTAAGAAGAGTGTACGCAAAGTTGGTCTTAATAAAGACACTATCAGGGAAGGACTTAGTGTCTTTTTCGAAGGAAACGAAGAACAAGCAGAAACTGCCTTAAAGGTAATCGTCGAGAGTTTACCAACAAAAGAAACATCAACTATTTCCGTCACCGGATCTAAGAAAAAGACTACATCTGAATAATGGTTTGGAATCAGTACGTGTTCGAGGCGACTACAGGCAATGATGCCGAATATGAAAGTGAAAATGATATGTTCGAAAATGAACACGAATACACGATCGAAGATTGGGAAATTGAATATTCAGAAGAACTTCATCACATGTGGAATACCGTAAATACACTGTTTTATGATGCACATATTGAGCATACGGGAAGATTTTGTGATTTTGTTGAGTTTTGCTATACCGAGCATGACTATACAGGGCGCGTTACGTGGGAATGGGAGGAACAGACTTCGTGGTATGAATCTCGATTGACTCATGTTTGGAAAAATATTAAAAGGATTGTCCAGGAAAATGGATTGAACACTTATATGTTACGTGGTGCTTCGTTTGATAACTTCGTCCACTATGCTAAAAATATTATGTGTATATATTAAATGTTTCCTCTTATTACCTCTCAGAAGGTAGCTATTCCCGCTATTCTTTTCCTTGCGCTCAGCCCGGGCATGATCCTTAAGACAGATGGTACCAAGATTTCTTTCAAGAACATGAGCACCGATCGTCTTTCCGTGTTTTTCCACGGTCTTGTCTTCTTCCTTGTGTATTCCTTGATCGCTAAGGCTATGGGTATCGTTCTTACTCAGAACGATCTCCTCGTGACCACCGCCCTCTTCATGGCTCTCAGCCCTGGTATGCTTCTTACCATCCCTCCCGGTAAGATCATGTCTGGTAAGACTTCCCAGTCTGCTGTCGTTGTGCACGCGGTCGTTTTCGCGGTAGTGTTCGCTCTTTTACGCAAGCAATTTCCTAAGTTCTATTAAGTGACTCAACATGGAATATCTCGCCATAGGTCCAGCCTCTATGGGGCTTTTTACTTTCTTAGGACGTTTAAAACGGTTTGAAACCGAACTAAAAAATATAAAAGAGATCTCTGGCGCATCAGCTGGTGCTTTGTTGGGTACGTTTTTGGCCTTGGAAATCCCACTTGATGATGCATTCGACAAGCTCATGACATTAGATATAGCGGGATTGGCCAAATACAAGTTACGATCGTTTATAAGAAACTTTGGGTTTATAGACTGCGAGAGTGTAAGAAATGCCCTTATAGATATGTATGAATGTAATCCAACGTTCAGTGAATTGAAAAAGAAGTTATATATAGCCGCATATAATTTAAACAGGGGTAAAACAGAATATTTTTCAGTGGATACGCATCCGGACATGCACGTCGTTGATGCTATTTGTATGAGCATATCGATACCTTTTATCGCATCTACGAAACCTTACAAAGGAATGATATATTTAGATGGCGGTACGAAGGAGATAACTCCTATAGAACCATTTATAGGAAAGCCAGCGCATAAAGTTGTTTCATTTACGTTACGAAATGAACAAAAATATATAGAGAAAATAAACAATTTATTCGAATATGTGAGCGTGTTTTTAAACCGTATCTTAGATTTTAGAGTAGAGTCATATGAGAAGCTAAACATAAAAGAAATACCCGTTACCACAGGTGATTTTAACCTCTTTAAATTTAACATGTCCCATGATGATAAATTACGTATGTATTTACATGGTTTTAACCAATGACTTCCCACTTGCTATATTATTTTGTGTGATTATAACAAGATGGACGTTTGTGATCCTGATGCAAAGACCGAAAATATCAGGAAACTGATCAAGCTTCACACAGGACGTACAGTCGACGTATCGAGAGACAGGATATGCGACATTATGAAAGATGTGAAACAAGGTAATTTACCGCTCCCACCTCTCGCGCTTACACGGGATAAGAAGTATCTTCTCGACTCCAAATCCCCGCTTACACAAAAGGATTACGAGACTTTATATAAGTCTAACCTTTCGTCAAAGGATGCGAAGCGTATAGCTAAGAAGGCTGGTCTTCTTAACGTAGACAAAACTATAGCTGAACTTAAGGATGCTATCGGCAGAAAGTTGTCGAGCGTGAGCGTGCGTGAACCTATTTTATTACCCGGCTCGCGTGTAAAAAAAGAGAAGATTGTAAACAACGAGTTTAATACTATTCGGAATAACGAAAATATTCGTAACAATAACGAAAATAGGAACCGCAATAACGAAAATAGGAACGAGAATCGTAACGAAAATCGTAACAACGAAAATCGTAATAATGAGAAGAATCAAAATAGACCGAATATCAACAGCGCTAGAAGGGTGACTAACATGTCTAGTACTATACGTTCTCGTCACGAGGATCGACTCAAGAGATTTGGTAGCGCGCGTCAAAACAGGAATAGAAACAGGGTCGACAATATGGGTCGACGGTTAGAAAGAAATAACCGTAGAAACGAAGAAAGACCTAAACGACGCGGATTCTTCGGGCGACTTTTTGGGGGTAGCACCAACACTTCGACAAACAAACTTAATACACAAATGAAAATTGCACAGATTAAGCGTAATACACAAAGACAGATTTCTCATCAGAGAGCTGTGCAGGCTCGATTACGTCTGAGAGAAGCTAAGTTAGCGAAGAATGCTATTTCTGAGGCTGAACGTGAAAAGAGGAAGGCGACCAACGAAGTGACCAAGATACAAAACAATAAGCATCTCCTCGAAGTTGAACTTAATAAACGTGCGACCAATTCGCGTAAAAAAGCTAATGAGGCGGCTCAGGCTCGTCGAGAACTCGCTAAAGAAAAGTTACACGCGGGTGAAATGAATATGCGCACCGCCAATTTGCGAAGACGGTTACGTACACGCGTCACATCATTGAACAATGCCGTCAGAAACCGTGATAAGCTGAAGAAGGAACTTAACGAGATGAAAGCTGGTGGTGACCCCGCTAAGATTAAGGAAATTCAGAGAAAGATTAGCGCGGTTGATGGAAAGATTAAGGCTCAAGAAAAGATCAAAGCCGCTGCACAGAAATCTATAGCCACCATGGCAAAGAAGATTCGAAACGATGCCCAGCGTAATGTAGATTCTCTCGGGAAGAAGATACAGACTAAGGAGTTGTCTAAAGCATCCCGTGAAAAGGCGGGATTGAACTTCCCGGATCAGGCTTTATTGAATAAACTGATAAAGGATAAAAATACATTCAATCAAAAGTTGAATAAAATAAAAGGTCTTACAAACGATAGAGATTTACTTAATAATGCTAACGTCGGTTCCCCGGAATTCCGTAAAAAGAAGGATGCGGAAATTGCAAACGCGGAATCTTCTATAAAGAGTTTACAAGATGAACGTAAAGAGTTGGAGAACGAACTCGCGGCCGTGAAGACTGCATTTAGTAACCAGTTTTCGAACGGTAATCGTAAGAATTTACAAAACCGTATAAATGCCGCGAACAAAAAGATCAAGGAACTCGAAGAAGAACTTCGTAAGAAACCTTCTACAGTTGTAGTTCCCGGACCTAGCCCTGCACCCGCGCCTGCACCCGCGCCTGCACCCGCGCCTAGCCCTGCACCTAGCCCCGCACCTAAACCTACACCTAGCCCTGCGCCTGCGAACAACAATAGACTTCGGAAACTTGAGAATCTTATGAAAGCACGGTCGAATTTACATGTCCAAGTAGCTCGCGCTAGATTAAATAACACGGATGAAAATAGATTCAAGAATAGGATTAACAAAATGAATATTGGACAGAAGGGAAATATTGAAAGAGATATTAGAGCGGCCGCCGGTGCCGCAAAAACGACACGCAACACTAAACGCGCAAGTGCAATCCAACGTACTAAAAATGAAGCGGCAAAAGCTGCAAAAGAAGCTGCTGAGCTCAAGGCCAAGGGGAATATTGCGAAGGCAAGAACTGAGGCAGCGAAGGAGGCAGCGGCGGCGGCACAAAAGAATAGAAATGAGAAACGCAAGCAAAAGTTTGATAACCTTTTAAGACAATTCAATAAGGATATTAACCTTACTCAGAAAAGTGCATTCCAACGGAGGTTTACGAATGCCCAAAAAGCTCGCGAAACCCCCAATGCGAATCGTACTAATAATCAGAAGGGTATTATTATTCGGGGTGGATTAGCGCAAATAGCTTCAGAATTACGTAAGATAAAGGCTAATAAAAACGAAGCAGCCCACAAGGCGGCAATAACTAGGGCGAAAGCGGCTGGGAGTGCGGCCGAGGTGGCGAAGCAGAAGACAGCATACTTACAGAAAAGACAAGCTTCGTTTAATAAGATGATACAAAATGCTAAAAATCGGCATCCGGAGGGAACGAATCAACGTGGAAGGATGGAAACGCTGATTACCAATCTAACCACAAAATTTAACAATGGACAAAAACAACGCACAATAAATGGGCAACAGAACCAAACTATCATTAATGCGGGTAAGATTCCCGAACTCGCGAAAGCGATACGTGAACTCGAAAAAGAATTTAACCAGAATCAAAGAAGTAAAAATGCGCAAAATGTCAAAAACGCGCAAGCGGCGGCTAAGAAGGCTGAAACCAATAGAAATCAGGCACAAATACAATCTAAAAAATACAAAGAACAATCTGAAAAATACAAAAAAAGAAAGAATGCCCTTGTACAGAATATAAAGAAAGTTGTCGAAACGAGAAATGCGGCGAAACAGGAACTGGAACAGGCGAAAAAGAATCTTGCTAACGCATCGACACAATCAGAGGAGGCACAAAAACAAGCCAAAGCAAAACTCGAGGCGGCACAGCAGGCGGCGACGGCGGCACGAAACGAACTTGCAAAATCGAAAAATGCGAGTAAATTAGCCAACAAGAAGAGGGAACTCACAAATTTAGCGAGGGAGCAAAGGGTGTTACAAAATCTCGAACTTAACAACCTCCCACCCGGTGCTGTCGGTCCTAGACGACCTAGACGAGCTTTCTCAACCATCATAAATGGATTAACCGTGAACGATTTAGCAAACGGTGGATTGGCCGGGAAACTACCGAATCAAATAAAAGCGGCGGGAACGGCCAAAAAGGCGAACCAAAATGCAAAGAAAAAAGCCGAGATGGAAGCTGCTGAAAAGAAGCGTCAAGAGAAACAAGAGACAAAAAGGAAACAGAGAGAGGCAGCTGCCGCGAAAGCTAAGGCGAATAAAGAGAAACGAGAGCAACAGAAGGGTAGTGTAATAAAAAGCATAAAAAATGCACAGAACGCGTCCAAGGCGAAGGCGCGGTTGCGAGAGAGGCTTAACAAGATGAAGACGATCATCACAGAGAAGAGGAAAGCCAATGAAGCGGCGAAGGCGAAAGAAAACAGAATAAAAAAACAATGTGAGTCTAATCCATACCTCGAACAATGCGAGGGCGCCCTTGCTGCACGCAAGAAGGCGGCTGAAAAGAAACAGAGGAAAAAGGAGATAACAAACCTACTGAACAGCTACAATAATAGATTAGGAAGCAAAAAATGGCCAGAAACGAAAGGGACCATTCTCAATAAATACATGAAAAGTACTAAAAATCTTAAACAGGATAAGGCTAGCTTAGAAGCTAGCTTAGAAGCCCTATTGAAACTCAAGGCGCAAGGTAAGGCGTCGAAGAAAGCTGCTAAAAATCTTGCAGCCAAAAAAGTCGCTAACAATCTTGCAACCAAAAGTGCTGCGGCGACTAAAATTCAAGCGAAAGTAAGGGGTAGGCTCATAAAGGTTAAATTTGCAGAATATAAACCATTAAAAACTAAACTGGAAAGCAATTCGAAGCTACCTAGAAATGAAAAGCAGAGATTGATGAACATGTTAGTCAGATCATATACAAACCAGGACCGTGACAAATTTAGGGAGGTGAGAAAAGCGATAGAAAATAAAAACAAACAGGTCGTATCAAATTTAGTAACGGGGGCTATAAAAAAGGCAGCGAATAATGAACTCATTAACGCGCGCATCGCTTATAGACAAAAGGTGGCGATGGCGGAACGTGCCGGTCTGTTTCCGACGCGACAAGAAGTTAACTATTGGAACAAACCAGGTAAAAATATTTCGTTTGATGCTAGAACGGTTAATGGCGTGCAAGGGGCGTTGCGGAAGCTTCAAAGTCACGATAAGATGTTAAATAAGCGTTTAAACGAATTGAAACGCGAGAAGAATGCTAAAAATAAGAAGCCGATCTACAATGCTTCGAATTCACCACCTATTAGAGGGGACCCTCGGAAGGGTGCGAACCCAAGCGGTAACGGTGTGAGCACAAATCCCCTAGCACTTGAGAAGAAGACAATTGTAACCAATCCAACATTTGCGGCGAATAATTGGAACCATAAGGCATATAAACGTAGATTGAAAGAACACATTTCGGGTAAAAACGCATTGGCCGCTAAGAATATTCCCAAATTCAATGGTCAACGCGTCTCACACCCGGGTTATAGAGAAAGATGGATACAGCGTGTGGAGGAGGAAGGTGATACGGCTGTAAGGCGTCATGCATTAAGAAAGATGTTCAATGCTAAATTCGAACTCAAAAAGAAACTGTTCACTAACGAAAGTTCTAACGTTAGAAGGGAGTATAAAATTGGTGGTTTACAGGCTCTGAAAAGCCAGGTCATGCGTCCGTTTTACAGGCAAACTCAGTCTACTAAGGGTACTAACCAAAATGCCGCGATATTGAACGCTGCGAGAATAGAGAAGCAAATAAAAGAGGCTAGAGACAGATACAAGTCTAAGAAGGCTCCTGTCGGCGCTGCGAATAACAAGAAGCCTAATAAGGTGAAAGTTAAACCTCAGTTTAGTATGGTACCTTTAGGTGAAGGTGGTAACAAGGCTATTAACGGTAGTAACGTGAAAATCACGTTGAAAAAGGCGAAACCTTCTCTCAAGAACATCACACAGAATAAGATAATTCGACCTGCGCGTATGGCTTCTCAGATGAAACCTAAACCTGCACAGGGTCCAACGGTAATGAAGCTGGGTGTGCAAGCTGCTGCTGCTAAAAATAAACTCGGTAAACCAATGACTAATGTAGAACGGCGCGTCGCTGCTCGTAAGGCTGCCGGAGCGACTGGAAGACTGGGAGCTAGAGTAAATGCTGCAGCTGTAAGAAAATCCGCTGAGGGAGCGGCCGAGGCGGCTAAGCTAGCACTCCGTAAAAAATCGGCGGTGAATTATGTCAAAACTACACTAGGGGGTCGATCATGGAAGAACGAGAGGAGATTTATAAAAGACATAGAAGCTGCGGGTACCAACACAAAAATCCAAGAGGTATTGAAAGAGGTAAATGCGAAGGCTAAAAAGATTCGAAAGATATAATCAAACCTAAGTTAACGTGAATAAAGTAAAATGTAAGTAAAATGGAAATGACCGAAGAAGTTATGGAATTTATTGAGCGGGGGCTCCATCGTGACATGACCGATCGAGATATTATCGAGTGGTGTGACGACAATACCCCTGACCTAGCTGATATATACGACAAGTATCGTGATACACACTTGTCGTATAGGATGGCTGAGATGACGATGTTTTTTACGCAATCCGTGTACGGATGCGACGATGATTACGACAAGATCAGGAAGTTCGTTGATCGCCTGTGAAGAGATGAGAGTGTAATAAATTAGTAAGATTCCAAATTTGTAATTTATGTAAAGGGTTTTTTATACATTCTATGTTATTTGCATACTCTAAAATGCGCTCATTATCATCTGGCTCAGAAATAACACGTGGATCCTCGTGATTACGAATGTAATCAGCTACTATGTAAATGATAGCATCCAATAACTCCTCACGTGCCATTTCTATCCACGAATTAGTTGGAGTACCCCACTCCGTCGTATCTGAATCTACCCGAACACCATGACCGTATCGATGTTTACCAATAGCGAGGCGTTCGAGTAGCTGGGTATGCACGGTCATGTTTTTATATATTTTTTAACCTTTAAATCACTCATCGACTTCGCAAACGTCGTCATCCACATCATCACCATCATCCTCACTAGAACCTCCCTGGGTGTCTACTCCCTGGAATGCAAAAGATGGGAGCTTTTGGGAACGCTCGCAAAGAATCTGCGAAAGGCGCACACTCACTCCAAACTTGTTGTCGATGAACCAGATCTGATTGAAGTCAACAATACACATGCATCGCTGCCCCTTCTCGATACTGTCCATATCGACAGGCTTTTGCGACATATCATACGCTTGAGCGAGAAACTCACCCGTAGGTTTAGTAGCAACCTTGAGCTTGAGTGTGGAAGGGTAATCGTCCTTTCCGGGTCGAACGAGAGGCTTATACAGCGCCTCGCGGATAACATCGATGTTGTACGCCTTGCCGAGCCACTCCTTAGAGTTCTTGGCTACGGTATCGAGAATGATCTGATCGAGTTGGGTAAGCTTCTCCATGAGAACGTTACCTTCCTCATTATCGCGATCGAAGGAAAGGTCCAATGAGTATGAAGTCTTGTTAGTGGCCTCATCGGTAAAGGCGCTCAGGCCAAAAGGAGACCTCATAAAAGGAAGTTGCAGATAGAGTTTCTTATTATTTCCGCCTTGCGCGTTAATGTATACAGACTTACCACCGTTCTTACCCTTCTTCATGGAAGAGAGGATAACAGTGGAAGGATCGAAATTTTCATAACGCTGAATCATAGTAGAAGACATTTTGGTTGCTTGTATTTGATATACGTGACCAAACTTTAAGTAAGTTTTTTTTCTCAGAATATATTAATATTACGATGGGTCTCTTTAAGGATTGTGGGTGTGGTTGTGACGGAAAAAAGCAGGAGCAGAAGCTCATGATTTCTTTCATGGCTGCTCTCATATTTTTTATCATAGCCAGCCCAGATGCATTTCGCCTTATGCGCAGACTATTTGGTAAGTGGGTAGCGGGTCCTACCGGCTGCCCCACTTCCAGTGGTCTACTTTTCCATACCATCGTGTTCATGTTCGTGACATGGGGTATGATGAATATAAAGAAATCTGAAAAGTTTACTGACGATGTTCCTAGGGAGGAGGATGTCGAGGATCTACTTCCAGAAGAAGATGAAATGGACGATGAGGACGATGAGGACGACGAGGACTTTGACGAGGACGAGGACGAGGAGGACTTTGACGAGGACGAGGACGACGAGGAGGACTTTGACGAGGACGACGAAACCGACGACGAAGGAGTTGAGGATTACGAGGAGGAGGATGAAGATTATCTCACTGACGAGGAGTTAGATGAGGTAGTTGATTCTAATGTCGAAGGGTACATGGTTGGTCCGTCGCCTAAGAAGACTCAGGGAAAGAAGAGGATTGGTCCCGCCCCAGAGGACGTTTCGATGGCCCCAGTTCGCATGTCGGACGCGCCGTCTCCTTTGCCTAAGATGAAGGAAGCTCCCATTGGTATGTATGATTCCGGTATGGTTTTCTCTCCTATGGATGTTAACTTCGGGATGGATAAGCCCGCGCCTGCACTTAAGAAGACAAAGCTCAAGGGTGATGTTCCTAAGAAGACCACTTTTTCGGTCTCCGGTATGGCTCCCTGCCTTTAAAATTCTTCATCAAATGAAATAGACGTAGTTTCGTCTATTTTACCATAGTCACCGACACGTTTTTCAAAAAAATTCGTTTTTCCATCCAGGGATATATTTTCCATAAAATCGAAGGGATTTTGAGTACCCCAGATTTTATTGAACCCCGCTTGCTTTAACATTCTATCGGAAACGTATTCGATATATTCGGACATCTTATCGGAATTCATGCCTATGAGACTACATGGTAGAGCTTCCAAAATGAAACCCTTTTCTATTTGTACGGCTTCGCGAACAATTTCGTGAATAACCGCTTCAGAAGGTTTATTCTTTAGCATTTTGAATAGTTCAATAGCGAAGTCGAGATGAAGGCCTTCATCGCGACTGATAAGCTCATTGCTAAAGCACAGTCCGGGCATGAGCCCACGCTTCTTGAGCCAGAAGATGGCACAGAAGCTACCTGAGAAGAATATACCTTCGACACACGCGAACGCCAATAAGCGCTCGGCGAAGGGGCGTGAATTGTCAAACCATTTCATAGCCCACTCTGCTTTCTTTTTTATAGGATCAATAGTGGTGATAGCTTCGAATAG